AGTGACGGAAGGTTGCTTGTGGGAACTACAACTTCATACGGCAGACTACATTCAGCTAACATAAGTTTTAACCCTGGAAATGCAGCTTGGCTTACAGGAGCATCTTTTGTTTCAAGTGGTAGTTTTGGCGGTGGATACGCCTTGCTAGATGGTTCTGCGGGCTACAGTATGTACTGTGCTGAAAGTGGTAGTGATTTTTTTATTCAACATCATTCAAGTACGACTGCCGGATCAACTGGAGGTGTTAAACTTGACAATGCCGCTACTTCTTGGACAAGTGCATCCGATGAAAGAGAAAAAGAAAATCTTGTAGGGATAACAGATGCTACAACAAAAATAAAATCGCTAAGAACTGTTATTGGTAATTACACTTGGCAACCAGACGTAAAACACGCATTTCTTATTGCACAAGATGTACAAACCGTATTACCAGAAGCAGTAAGTGTCGTGAATAAAAGTGCTACAACAGATGATCAAAGACTTGGAATTAGATATACAGAAGTCATCCCTTTGTTGACTGCAGCTTTAAAAGAATCACTGGAAAAAATTGAAGCGTTAGAAACAAGAATAACCGCACTGGAGGCAGGCTAATGGGTAGTGTAGTTATAAGCGGAGCAACATCAGGCGCAGTAACGCTAGCAGTACCCGATGAAGCAGGGACTAGAACGCTGACTTTACCTGCAACCACAGGCACAATATTAACCAATGACATAAGTCAAGCAGGAGACACAAGTGCTGGAAATGCGGCGGCAGTAGGTTACACATCTGTTGAAGGGTTAATACTTACTGGGCAAGGTTCAACATCAGACGTCACTATCAAGAATGACGCTGACGCTACTGTGTTAAGTATACCAACAGGAACAACTAACGTAGGTATTGGTAATACTGCTCCAGCAACTAAGTTAGATGTAGCTGGTAATATGCGTTTTTCAGCAGGGAATCCTGTTTTAGAGTTTAACAATGGTGGCCCGCAAATTTATGTAACGGCTGCTAACACACTTCAATTTGCTACTGGCGGTGGAATAGGCTCTGCAACAGAACGCATGCGCATCGACTCCAGTGGCAAAGTAGGTATCGGTACAACTACTCCAGCTTCGTACACTTCTGACACTTTAGTTATCTCTAGTGGCGACCAAGGCGGTATGACCCTTGTATCCGCAAACAATGTTGAAAATTATATAAGCTGGGCTGATGGAACGAGTGGAGCTGCACAATTACAAGCAGGTTTTATAGGCTACAATCACGCCAGCAATTATTTGAGATTTGGAACTATTGCCACAGAACGTATGCGTATACGGTCAAATGGACAAGTTTTAATTAACCAAACCAGTATTATTGCTAGTGATAACGCATACCTACAAGTTACTGGAGGCTCTGTAACACCAGTTGCTCTTAGAGGTGGCACTAACAATTATTTTATGGCTTTTTATAAACAGTCTAACGACGATTTAATAGGCTCAATTACAGGTTCGAGCGGCACAGCAACAGCATTTAATACATCTTCTGACTACAGATTAAAAGAAAATGTTGATTATTCTTGGGACGCTACAACAAGACTAAAACAACTTAAACCAGCAAGGTTTAATTTTATAGCTGACCCAGATAACACAGTAGATGGTTTTATTGCACACGAAGTCCAAGAGGTTGTGCCACACGCAGTAACAGGCGTAAAAGACGGCGAAGAAATGCAAGGCATAGACCACTCTAAATTAGTGCCTCTGTTGACTGCCTCACTACAAGAAGCCCTTAAAAGAATTGACAGCCTTGAGGAGCAGGTAAATGCGCTTAAAGGTAAGTGAAGTTAAAACATCAACAAGCCCTAAGCAGTGGGCTGTTTTTAAAAGGCAAAAGTTAATACATAAACATATAGCAGAGCATGGCATGGTAAACCCTATTGTAGTAAACAGTAAACACGAGTTGCAGTTTGGCGGGTGTCGCTTGCAGTATGCAGTTTTTTCTGGATTAGAACATATTGACGTTATTGTGTGCGATGACCCAAAAGAGGTAAGGCGTTTGCAAGATGAGCAAGCACGATATGAATATAATTTTTTGCCAGAAAATCTTATTGAACGACACAATCTTTTAGCTTAACGGAGAATAATAATGGCTAATACATACACATGGGAATTTGTACAACTAGATACAGCACCTACAGAGGGTTCGCTGAGTGATGTAGTTAAATCTATACACTGGCGTATTACTGGAGTAAGTGACACAAGAACCCCAAATAATTCTACGTCAATCTATGGGCAGGCAACTATAGGTGCTGCAGATGCAGACAGTTTTACAGCTTTTAATAGCTTGACTAAAGATTGGTGTAAGACGCAGGTGCTTGCAGCTTTAGATAAAACAGAAGCAGAGCTAAAGACTGATATAGATACACAACTTACAGAATTAGATACGCCTACTAGCGTAGGTAAACTACCGTCATCATGGTAACGGAGAAATAGTATGACTGAAGAAGCAAACGTAATTAGCATTGACGGCACAGACTATACTGAGTCTGATTTATCAGATAGACAAAGGTATTTAGTTCACCATATAAAAGAACTGCAAAGTGAAGTAGCGGGTAAGAAGTTTGACTTAGAGCGACTAGAAGCTGCTATGACGCACTTCACTAATATGCTAATAGCCGAAGTCAAAGAACAGTATAAGTTTGAAAACGGCGAGAGCTTTGGAAATGATGCAACCAATTAACGATTTAGACAGGCGTGTTACGGTTATGGAAGTTCAGATGGAAGAGCGTTGGAAAGAAGCTATACTGCGTATTAAACGTATAGAGTTTATTATGATTACAGGCGCTGGATCGGTTATTGTGTTACTAGCTGGAATTGCTTGGAAAATATAACTATGTCAAATCCGTACACAGATGCACTAGCACAATCAAATATTCAGAACACCGGAATAACCGGGTTAATGCTGCGTGATTTTATTAATCAAGCTCAACCAACTAGCCAAGCCGATGCTTTAGCAAAGCTAGAAAATTATTCGGCTAACCCTGGAGCAAAAGGTTTTATTCAAAGACAGTTATCTGCTCCGGAATACACGCTAGAAGGTATTCAAAGTTTAAATCAAACACGCGCAGATCGAGAAGCTGAATACGCCAGGAAAGCAGAAAAAGGTTTTTTTAACACGGGTGACTACACGGTTTTTTCTGATAAACCTTTGTGGGAAACTTATGGGTTTATGACGCCAGGTGCTGAATATGTTCGCATGGGTCAATTTAATGCTAAAAACCTACCGTTTAGCTCTCCTGGGGTGGGTATAGCTAACACAGGCGTGACTAGCGAAAACATTTTTCCGACATTGCAAAACTTATACAACCAGTACGGTCAGTACGAAGACGCTGGTTTTGAGGGCGGCAATAAGATGGGCGGTAATAAATCTAACTGGGGAGCGTTAAGGTCTTTTGCTACCGGCGACAGGGGAGAGTTTCAAAGCGCGATTAATGCGCCGTATGGTTCTGTAGATGCACTTAAAACGTATTTGGATACGGGCGAGATCACAAAAGATTTTAACCCTGAATTTGCTTTACAAGCTTATGATTATGCCCAGAGAGAAACTGCGCGACAGCAACAAAGAAAGAAAGGCAGTCTTTTCCAACAAGCCGGTGGTATTTTTGCTGATTACATAGCGCCAATAATGATTGCTTTTGGAGATCCTGTTACAAAATCTATAGGCATTGCTGCCCAAGCAGGAGCGGGAGCCGCTAGAGGCCAAAGTCTTGGTGACATAGCAGCTAATGCAGGGCAATCGTATTTGATGTCAGGTATGCCAGCCGGATCTCTTACTAATACACAAGCTGCTGCTTTAAGCGCAGGAATTACCGGAGCTCGTGGTGGTGATTTAGGTGATATAGCTAGAACTGGAGTAGGAACATATTTTGGAAGAGAAGGTGCTGATGCTGTTGCCGCAGCAAAAGCAGGTGGAAAAGGAATTATAGGACAAGGCGCAGCAGGAACGTCATCTGCATTAAAAAATGTAGGGGCTAACATACTTCTTGACACAATAGATCCTCCAGAAGGACAAAGCGTGGCTGAAAGTGCAGCAACGGATAGCTATACTACTGGAACAGGTAGTGGCACTATTGGCATGGACGCGGCAGGAAACCCAATAAATACAGGTGGACAGCAAACATATCAATCTATTGACCCTACTGTATACAGAGGAATTGGAGCGTTAGGTTCTTCATTTAAAAATATTTACGAAAGAGGGCTTGCCTAATGCCTTTAGCTAAAGTGGTTTTTAAGCCTGGTATTAATAGAGAAACAACTTCTTATGGCAATGACCAAGGATGGTTTGATTCTAGTTTAATTCGTTTTAGAAAAGGACGACCTGAAAAAATGGGCGGGTGGTCCAAGTTATCTGGCACTGCGTTAGAAGGACAAGCTCGTTCTTTGCATACATGGGCAGCGTTAGATGGCTCAAAATACTTAGGTATTGGAACAGAGTCTAAGCTTTACGTAGAAGAAGGCGCTGTGTATTACGATTTAACTCCCGTTCGAGCAACAACTTCTTTGGGAGCCAATCCTTTTACAACGGGCAGCGCTGGTTCAGGGACAATTACTGTAACGGCCACGGGCCATGGGGCTCAGACTGGGGATTTTGTTACCTTTAGCGGAGCGGCAACAACAGACGGTGTTACAGCGGCTCAACTTAATACCGAGCTTAAAATTACAGTTATTAACAGCAACAGCTACACGGTTAGCACTGCTGGCAGCGCTTCTTCTGGAACAACGGCTGGAGGAGGGAGTTCTGTAGTAGCTCAATACCAGCTCACTACTGGATTAACCACCTACGTGCAAGGCACTGGGTTTGGAGCGGGTCTTTGGGGCGGAACAACCAGTGGCGTATCTGAAACTACTTTAGCAAGCGATCTAACAGATTCAGCAACTTCTGTGGTGTTAACTAGTGCTAGTAATTTTGAAACGGTAGCCGACACTCTAAACGGTGCTATCACTATTAATTCTTCGGTTTTGATACTAGACGATGCCAGCAGCTTTCCTAGTGAAGGAACGGTTCTTATTGGCAGTGAAAAAATAGATTACACCGGAACAACAGCAACTACAATTATTGGGCTTACACGAGGCGTTGACGGAACAACGGTTGCCGCAGGAGCGGATGGAGCCGCAGTTACTTTTGTTGGTTTAATAAGGGTGGGAGAGGAATTAATCCAATACACTGGTAAAAGCACTAACACATTGAATGCCGGAGTAGTTAGGGGTGTCAGAGGCACAACTGCAGCTGCTCACACCGCAGGAGTTGTTGTAGCGGAAGCTAATACTTTTATCGGTTGGGGCGAAGCTGCTCAAACAACGGCAAATTCTGTAAGTCAGCTAAGGCTTTGGAGACAAGATAATTGGGGTGAAGATTTAATTTTTAATGTTTTTGATGGCGCACCGTTTTATTGGGACAAGACTTTAGGTCTAAACTTTAGGGCTACTGCCCTTTCTGCTCAAACAGGGGCATCAAATACTCCTACGATTACTAGGCAGATAATGGTGTCAGGCGCTGATAGGCATGTTATTTGTTTTGGTTGTAACTCGCTTGGAGAAACCGCTCAAGATTTATTGTTGATTCGTTGGTCAAATCAAGAAGATCCTTTTGATTGGACACCAACAGCAACCAACACATCTGGAGATCAAAGACTGTCCTCTGGTTCTGAGATTATTGCTGCGGTTAAAACAAGGGCAGAAATATTAATTTGGACTGATGTTGGCTTGCATTCTATGCGGTTTGTTGGTCCTCCGTTAACTTTTGGCTTTTCTTTAGTAGCTAACGGCATTTCTATAATATCGCCTAACGCGGTAGTTTCTGTGGGAGACAGAGTGTTTTGGATGGCTAGAGAAAACTTCTATGCTTACACAGGTAAGGTCGATAATGTTCCTTGTACTGTGCTTAGATATGTTTTTGATGACATTAATCTATCTCAATCATTTAAGTTTTTTGCCGCATCTAACAGGATGTTTAACGAAATTATTTGGTTTTATGTTTCTTCTGACGCAGAAGAAATAGACCGATACGCAAAATTTAACTATTTAGAGGGAACCTGGGACATTGGTTCCTTGTCTCGAACTGCTTGGATTGATTACGGTGTTAACGAGTACCCAAGGGCAGGGGGCACGGCAGGGGGTTTAAATTACATATACAATCACGAACTAGGGAACACTGACGATGGGTCTGCCATGACATCGTTTATTGAGTCAGCCGATTTTGACTTAGACCCGGCAGGTGAGCAGTTTATGTTTTTAACTAGACTCATACCAGACATAGACATAACTACTGATACAGCTGCTACGGTTGATTACATTATTAAAACCAGAGATTACCCTGGAGATACGTTGACTACTAACTCAACAAATACAGTTAGCAGCACAACTCAACAAGCTTTTTTAAGAGCCAGAGCTCGGCAAGCCGCTGTTAGAATTCAAAGTTCTACAACCGATATTGCATGGACCTTGGGCGATTTACGGCTGGAAGCTAAACCAGATGGTAAAAGATAATGGCTAGGTTATTGAATCACAGTCTACCGAACGTAGAAACCGAGTATAATTCAGAACTTGTGCAAAAAGCTTTTAGGGACATTGAGTTAGCTTTAACCGATACGGAAATGCCTTCTAAGATAGAAGGTCAGGACGAAAACAACGCATTAACATGGTTTTTAGGGTAAATGGCTAGTTTTTATAAAAACGCTAAATTGGACTTAACAACTACTAGCGCTACGACGTTATACACAGCGCCGACGGCAAGAACAGCTATATTTAAGTCTTTAGTTGTAGCTGACGATAGTGGCAGCACATCGACCATTACGGTTACGCTTACAGACGCTAGTACAGCGGTTTTTGTGTTGTACAACGTCAAGGCAACAGCAGCAAACGGTACGCTAGAGCTTTTGGATAAACCGTTAGTAGTTCAAGAGGGTGAGATTGTTAAAGTGACGGCAGCAAATGCTAATAGACTGCATGTAATAGGCAGTTATATAGAAATTTCTTAATTGATAAAAAAATGGTATAACTATACAAAGGATTAGGGCAGGAAACGATATGAACCAAATGATGCCAGTTTTAAAACAACAAGCTGATGGATTAGCCAGTTTAGGGCGTTACGGCGATAGTTACATAGTTCATGCGGCAGAGGGTGAAACGGTTATCCCTGGCGAAATACTCGACGCCAATCCGCAGTTACGAGAAGATTTATTTAGACAAATGCAGATGATGGGCATCAAAAACCCAAACCGCTACGTGGTAGGTAATTCATTAAACTCAATCAACCCTATTACTGGTCAGCCAGAATTCTACTATAAAAAATTATTTAAAGCTTTTAAAAGAGCGTTACCCGCTCTTGGAGCCATTGTTGGTTCAAGAATTCTTCCCGGAGCAGCTGGAACAGGTATTGGAGCCGGATTAGG